ACGCCAAATTTCTTCACCGTAAGGATTGAAAGACTGCCAGGACTGTGCTGTGATCAAGGTTTCTAATTTTGCTGCACGAGCCGAGTCGTAGACTATGTTGATTTGTGGCAAGATTTTTTCTATTAAAAAATAGTAGTGCACAATAGGACTGGGCTGTACTTCTTGTTGCCGTATTTCTGCAAATCTATTCAGGGTTGAATAGTACTGGTGTTCGTGAGTGGATGTAAAGCAATAGCCGCAGTTGAGATTTTCCAAGGTGTTGCGTACTAGTGTCTGATAGTTTTGTAGTCTTATTTTGTGCTGTTCAGATTGTACAAATTTTTCGTGGTATTCTCTCACCTGCGGCTGCTGACTGGCACTGCTGATCCACCAGATTCCATAAGGTCTTTTATGGAAATTAAAGTGATAAACAGGATCTGTTTTGCCTACATGAAACCAATGCTTGTCTTCGATCAATTTGTCGAATCTTGCAGCCATGGGCCATTGAAAAATCACCAGGTTATTTGCAAGTTCTGGCACAAGATCCACTAGGCCAGTCACCAGATATTCTGCACCTGCACCAATGGCAGAACAGGTATTATTCACAGAATAGTCTGGTACCAGGGCCTGTAGTATCTGTGGCCATTCGGGCCACAAATGACCAGTTGCAAAACCATCACCGAATGTGTATATTTTCTTCATGCGTTGTAGTGCTTGGCAGCACCCCACTGGTAGTTACGGCCCAAATTGGTTTCAAACTCAGCGTGAAAAAAACTTTTGACAGCTGTGCTGTTCCAGATGTCGTTTTGGTATAAGAATTTATTTTGTTCAGCCCATCTAGTCAAGTGCGGGTTTGAACTGTTTCTGGCAACACGCCCTCTGTCCAAGGCTTGTGCTAGTTCTTCAGTTTGATGTACCACATCAGCAAATTCTAAATTTAACACATTGGGTGCAATCACAGGTTCTGCTGCTTTGAGATAAAATTTGGCCTTTTGTTTTATTTGATCAACTAACTCTTCTCCAGACAAGTGTTGCCATGCAGGAGAAAACAACAGTTCATAAGCTCTATACCAACGATATATCTTGCTGGCATAGGTAGTGGTGGTGATGTTGATAACAAATTCAAATTGGTCCAAGGGCAAAGGGCCGGGCCAGCAATGTGTCCCTATCCATCTGCTGGATTCCATCCAGGGCTGTACTCTATTCATAAGTTCGTCAACATTGTAGTCTGTAAATATGTCTACAGAATCACCAATTTTGCCAACATTGTGTGTGGGACTTGCTAGTCCGCCATTGTCAGCAAATTCACTCATGGTATCTTCCATGATGTCGCACAACAGGCCGCCGCAGGTGTAATGAGGGAAACAGATCAAATTCATGTGTCAACCTTGTTTGATTGTACCCAACAACTGTTTGAGTTTGGTGTTCTGTAGGTCCGCTGTTATCTTGGGTGTGTCTTGGTTGTTGGATTGTGCGACAGTGCTGCGAGCTTTAATTGAATCCAGAATGCTGGGTCTAGGTGGTCCGCCGTTGCCATGTGCATGTCCTGTTTCGTCAACACCGGCATCGGTAATACGCATGGTTTCAATGTTGTAGTCTAGATCTACTTTGTTACCGACACCTTGACTGCTGCGTGATTTCATACATTGCATCTGATACTTACCACGCTCTTTCATGGCACGACTTGTAAAGATACCAAACACAAAGTCAGCTGTGTTGATCTTGCTGATACCACCTGCAATATGGCTATGATCAAACTCAATTTCTTCTACAGCACTACGGTTAAGCTGCGATGCTGTGACCATTAACACACCCAATTCAATTGCTAAGTTACGTAATTCTTCTGCGGAGTACTTGTCTTTGATAAACTGATCATTGGGATTGACCTTGATAGACACAGGCATAATCAAGTCCAAGTAGTCGATCATGACAAAGTCAATCTTTGATTCTGTTTGGATTTCGTACTCTTTGATAAAGCTGCGTATGTCGTTTACATTACTCTGCGCAGGCAAACTCTTGATGCGATAGGAGCCAGCTTTCTTTCCTGCCATCTTAATTTTGAGTTCAGTGGTATCCAAGTCACGTCGAATGTCTTTGGTGCTCATGTCTGTCAACATGGCTGCTGTACGCAATGTAGATAATTCTTCCGACAGTTCCAGTGTAATATACACGCCGGACAAGCCTTGTTGCAGCCAGTTCAGTGCCAGGTTCATCATGACCAGGCTCTTGCCTGACCCAGATCCTCCGGCAAAGATGTTTAGTTCTCCGCGACTGAATCCACCATACAAGATATGATCCATCTGCGGCCATCCTGTTGAAACCTGTCCACCCTTGTTGAAATACTTGTTGAGTGTTTCTTTTGGTGTTGCCCAGAAGTCTGTGCCTAGATCTTTAGTCAAGCTGATCTGTACAGCATCCTTGATCAGCTTTTCAACTGGCGCATACTCACCCTTCTCCAGTAAATCAGCTGACTTTAAAATTGCACGTTCCAGTTCTTGCCTGCGTGTAAACCCTTCAAACTCTTCCAGGAACCAATCAAAGTGTCCTTCGTTTAGGTCTGGTATTTCTTGTAGGGCTATTCCTGTGGTTGCTTTAATTTGTGTACGATCCGGCATGGTCTTGTGATCATTGCAATGTGTCATAATGAACTCAGCAGCCGGTCTCAGTGTCCGATCAAAGTTTTCTGGATTATAAATGTTCTGCACACGAACATAACTGGATGCATCTTGCATCATCATTTCCAAGAAAAGCCGTTGTACATCAACTCCGTAATTGCTTAACAATTTGTCTTTTCCTCAATTCTATTTTGATTCGACTTGTTTCTCTTGATTGCATTATAGTTAGCAAGGTTGCCAGTCGACCATATTTGATTACAGCATCATTTACATCTTTGCAATCCGACCATGCAGGCATACTGACAGCCCAGCCTAGTTCCATGGCACGATCAACAAGTTCCATGCCAGGTTTATCTTGATCTGGCACCACTGTTATTTCTTTACCTAGGCTGCGTATCAATCTTGCTTGTGCATCACTTACTGTATTGTGCATGAGTGCAAGCCCACTGATACTCAATGCATCAAATATACCTTCAGTTACAATTACATGCTGCCAATCAGCGTGTTGTAGGTCTGTACCAAATACATAACCAGGTTGGAAATCGTTTACCCACACAGGTTTACGCTCATCTAAAAATCTGGTTGTACAGCCCACCACTGTGTTATCGTATGTGAATGGTATGATTACGCCGGGTCTTGAATTCAAGGTTGCACTAACCATAAAAGGATAATCCAAGGGTGCAAGTCTCTGTCGCAGGTATTTCCAAACTTCTTCATGGTGAGCTGTTACAAACTCAACTCCGCCTATGTCTCGTTCTTCAAACCGGATGTTCTGTATGGCAGCAGCAGTTCGTTGACGATCATCAATTAGTCCTGCGATGCTGCGATGCCGTAGACTTTCCAAATTGACCCGCTCTATTTCTTCCTGTGGCACGTTCAGCCAGGTCAATAGTTTACGTGCTTTGACACTGAGATTACGTCCCAAGATAAAGCTGGCTGTGAAGTTGCAATTGAAACAATGCCAACTCCATCCTTCGGGACTACTGAGTAGGCCGCCGCGTTGGCGCCGGTCCTGACTTTCGCCATTATGAACACAGCAAGGACCGTTTACACTTATCCAGCCTGAACCTGCTTGTTTACGTTTGCCGGGAAGGTATTGAACAATATCTAGCATCAAGCTAGTATAACACGTTCTATCTCGGGAATCAAGTGATCGCGGATAACCGCATGTCCTGCTTCGTTGGGATGACCGTGGGGTGCCATCAACGGTGGGTTGGGATAGATAAAGGAATTCAAACTTTGGTCTGGCCAAATCAAATTGTCAGCAGCAGCAATCACAGGAGCCTGTATGGTGCTGAATTGCACAATGTTGCGATTTAGCACGTGGTGCTGTCCTTCAAAAAATCTAAGACTTTGCTTGTAATTGAGTTGATGTAGTTGATCGCAGTCAGTTAATACCGTGTGTGCCTTTACCATCTGAGTCCAGGTTCGATCTTCTTCTTCAAAGCCACTGTGAATCCATTGACTATGAACATATCTATTCCACAGTGGATCAGCATAATAACTTACATGACGTGGGTTATAAAAACTTGTACGATTGGCATCAGTATGTCCCACCAGGACAAGACAATCCTCAGGAGCTAGTTGCTCGTGCTCCAACCACCACAGATAAGTCCATATACTGCTTTGCAGGCTGCCGCCGTTGATGCCAAAGTTTTCCACAGGTATTCCGTAGTGTTGACCCAACAAGCCCAGAAAACAATGGCTTTCTCGATATGCAGTATTTTCTTGTATGACAGGATGTGCTTGGGGATGGTTGATCAAGGCAGGATCCATGAGTTCATCACCCCAGATCCATGAGTCACCAAAACCCACTATCTTTTTGAATTTCATCTATAAAGTATTTCTGCTAGTTCGCCAGTGCTGAAGTTCAGTTCTAATCTTATGTAAGGATGGAATCCTTCTACATTGATACCCAATCTTTCTGTGCTGCTGGTCAGGTCCAGTTGGTTGACAGTGTTGCCAGTGGCCAAGTCCTCAAATGGAACATTGTACCATTCCACTGTGTTTGAGGTGGCAGCTGTTGCACCTTGTACTGTGATATTGCCGGTGATGTTGGCTGTGTCCAACTGAAAAGTGGTCAGCGGTGCTCCATCAGTGGTCACAGTACTGGTATAATACACATTTCCTGCAGGTGCTTGACTAGGAACAGTTAGAACTTGACTGGCAGTAAATGCCGGAAATACCGAATTCACAATATTGATTGTGCCACGTGCGCCTGCTTGATCGTCTGTGAATACAGCTTGATCTAATACACCAGATGATATTTCAATGCTGTAGCTGGCAGGTTGTTCTTGAAAGTGCTGTGTTTCCTCAGCAGTGACAGTGACCTTGGCTCGCCCTGTGGCAGCATTCAAGGCCACCAGTTCCTTGGCAAACAAGAGGTCTTGGCCATTTTGACTGATGATACGAAATGTAAAGGTAGCACCAGATATGTTGACCGGCCGTTGATCTTGGTTCTGAAACTGGAATAGGATCACATTATCGACCCCCAGATTTAAAGTTAAGTTTTTTGCGTACACTGGATCCCACCTCGCGTCAAAATATGCGCCACTGATGTCTATCAATAAAACCGATTGAATTTGTTGATATAAATAGGCAGTGGTCGCGTACATTAGAAATCTCCTTGAATATTTATGGGCATAAACATAATACAACAACTAACTGATAAGTATCCTTTTATGTCACTGTGTGTATATGCCGGTGTGGAATATGTGGGCATTGTACAAAATCGCGACGAAAATATAACCACTATCTATGATTTTGGACAGATTCAAGATGTTGATCTAAAACTATCATTTTTAGAAATGGCCAATGTGTGGTGGTGGGAAAGTAATAGATCAGTTCCTATCAACATCTTTCTCAAAACAGACTGGGAACCGTTTAGATTCTATCGCAGAACATTTATCAACAAGGATCTTGACATCTTGTGCGGTCCTATCTGCAGTCTAAATGACCTTACACGTAGAAAAAGCAAACGCAGAAGCATCACGCTGGTGCGTAGAATGGAATAACTAGACCATCAAAAGATTCATGTGCAAAGCTACCAGTTGGGCATAACCTATACTGTGTGATTTTTTGAATGTGTATCCAAGAGAATCATCACCGTCCCAGACAGATTCAAATACTTGTTGCCAGCACTTGTTCTGCAGGTGTGCCTTGCCAGGACGTATTATAGATATAAATGCTGCCATTCTGCTAATGGAGTCAGGTCGCATGGTCTGCAGCAGATCAACATAGTTGCCCACATGAACCAACTGACTGGCCCAGGCAGCATCTGTCCATAGTCTTGACCATTCAGGTTCTTGTGCCAGCATGTGTTCATA